AGTTCGTTTATAGATGCTTCAGCTACTAATTTAGCTTCGTTTTCATCCATATAAACACCGTGAACTGATTGAGGATCAAACTGTCCAGTACCGAAAGCGTGTGTTTCATGTACTAAATCTTCAAAAGAAGACTGTGGATTTGGCTTTAATACTACGAAGATTTTACCTAATTTATCTTCGCAACCTGGATGGTCCCATGATTGCATTTGAGGTTCTTGACCTAACATATCTTCTTGAGGTAGCATGTTTTCTTTAAGATTTTTCTTCTTCTTGATGTTCTGAGCCATTTTCTTCTGTATTTTTTCCATTATAAATATCTACTTTCTTTAGTTTAGCGATCTCGTCTTTTACTTGTTTATAGATGTCTTTCTTATCGCCTCCGCCCCATTTTTCAACCTCTCCGGCTTCCGAAACAAAGCTATCTTTTTCAGTAACCCATTGCTCTAGAGCTGCTTCTAAATCGTCGAGTTCGGTATTCTTATTTCGGTTCATAATACCAGAACAATACTCATCCCACTTACCTTGACGCTTAATCTCAGATTCCATCTTAATAACGCAGTCAAAACACTTCTGATGAATAGCCCACATTTTCTTGTTATATTCATCAACTTTCATCACTTTACCGCAATTTGGACAAGATAGAGGTAAAACTACTAATTTTTTAATTTCGTCAAGCTTAGTTACGGATTGCTTAATACCGTTCTTAATAGTCCACTTTTTACCGTTTTCTTCCCAGATATCGCCTTCTTTATGTACTTCTTGATGTCTTTCCCAACCTGTTTGAATTTGAGTTCTATCACCAGTTTGACCTGTAATAATGTTTCTCATCCTCTGAACATCACGAGGATTAAATTCTTTTTTTAATTCACCGCTCATAACAATTTTTTATTTATTTAACTAAGTCGTGATCCCATTTTCTATCTGTACTGTACTCAAATGATTTATCTATATTATCGTCAGTAGGCTGGTATATTTGCTTATCTCCTACTTTAACTAGTTTATAGTCTCCTAACTCTTTTTTTAAGTAATTAAGCAACTCTTCGTTGTCATTAAATGCAATCTTTTCACCTCTTTTACCTCTAATTAAAGGGTATAAAGCTGGAGCTATCCTCCATGTATCAACTTTTGTAAAGGATTCTATCGCATCTGGATTAATTACATTAAGTTCACTTCCACTTATAAGAGCATCTACTCCTTTTTTTCTAAGCTCTTCGTATTTAGATCTACCTACATTATGTAGAGCAGAGTCTTGTTGTATGTTAGCATCAGGTTTTAATGTCATTTTATACATAAAACCTTGCTTATAAGGAGCAGCTGTATTATCAAAGCCTGTATATTGTAAAGGACCTGTTGGACTTCTTTCTGCAGGATTTTTACCGAAGTAAATACCTACTGCACCTCCGCTAGAACCTGTTTTAGACCACATTTGCTTATCAGTATCTCCTTTATATTTTTCAGAATCTCTATGTAAAGGGTCTAGTTCAGATTGCTGAATATCAGCAGTTGAACCGTGGTACCAAACGCTATCGCTATTTTCTACAATTTCTTTTAGTATGTCTTTTAGCTTTATCATTTCTTTACAATTCTATATGAATCTCCAAAAGACATTAAGTTGTAATTTGAAGGTAAGTTTTTCTTTAAGTAAGCACCGTATAACTTAGAACGTCTCATATCATTCTCTTTATCTACTTCTTTAGTCTTAATCGGTCTAAAGATTACGATTTCAGGATCTGCGTCTTTAATAAAGTCTTTTGCAATATCTACAACAGTAGACATTACCCTTAAAGTAGCTCCTTCATTTGTGTCTAGGGGAGTATCAGGGTCTCCGTCCATCGTAGTAACGTTAAAAGATAGGTCATACATACCGTCTTCTAAGTCTGCAATACCTACCTGATAATGGAATTGATCTGTATCGAAGCTGTACCAGTAATTACCGTCAGCATCTTTTTCGTCTAGTTGCCAAGAATAAGGTTTAGTACCTTCACCAATTTCGTTAAGCACTCTAACATCAATCACCCAAGCCTTAGTAGGTAATCCGTAAGTTGCTAAAGCTGTTAATCTTGTATTACCTCCTAATAATTCATACCCTTTTTTTGTCTTAAGTACAATAGGAAGTTCTACAATACCTGTATCTAGTATTTGCTTTGCTCGAGCTACTTTTTCAGGAGCTAAATCGTCTAAGTCGCCATCGCACATATCAGTGTTCTGAATATTCATAGAGCAGTCTATATCTTGAACTTGACCGAGTCTTGCTGCTTTATACCAAGTTTCTTTATCAGGAAAAAATTCTGGATATCTAGTCGCTTCTTCCCACTCTTCGTCGAATTTAGGTTTTGTAAACTGTATATTGCGTTTTGTTTCTTTTAAAGATTCTTTGCTTAATGGCTCTAAATCGTAAACAGCTACGTTCTTTTTACCGTAGTCTCTCATAATAATACCTGCCATTGCATTAGCATCATTCTCAATATCTGTTCCTGTTTCACCTGCATCGTTATACAACATTCCTAATTCGTTCTGTCTATGATGACATAATTCATGTGCAAGACTTCTACAAACGTCTGCAAGATTTCTATTAAGTATAACTACTTTAACGGCGTTAGTTTGAGGATTGTATTCTCCAAAAGATCTAAACTGCTCAACAAAAGACTTATCTTTAATCAAAGAAATTTTAGGTAAGGTCTGAATGTTTAATTCAGCTTTACAAAATGCAATAAAATCTTTTAGTGTATTAAGCTTGTTCTGGTCCATTACCTTTTACTTTAGGGGCTAACATTTTAAATACTTTTGGTGCAACTCCTTTATTGTAAGCAGCTTCAGGAACGGCTTCTTTAAATCCTTCAAAGTCTCCAGATGCTAGAAGACCTCTAACATGCGGTGCAGTAATGTCACCTGCTTTTTCATGAACGGCAATTATTTTAACTCTATCGCCGAACTGTTCTTGTAGTGAATTACCGTATGCTTCATCATCAACTTCGTCGTCGCCTACTGCTACGTAAACTGGACTAACTGAAGGATTTTTCTCTAAATAATGTACGATAGAAACTATAGGAGATTCGTCAGTAGAAATTCTAACAGAGATTTTTGGATTTGGTTCTGCTTTCAAGTACATATTCCAGATCATAAGAGAATCTTCAGGAGTAATTCCGTCAATAGTCTTCTTACTTATGATAATATATACCATTTTTACATAGTTTCTACTAGCTAACTCTGCAGCAGCTTCGTAGTGTCCTTTGTGCGGTGGCTTAAATTTCCCTGGATAAAAGCAGGGACCTGGTTCATTTATAATTGCTTCGGCAATTTGCTTACCGATAAAAGTAGGGTTAATCATACAGTTATAAATATCTAGCCAAGAAGTAACTTTGGCTTAGCTGCTTCTATTTCCGTTACAAGAGATTTCATATAGTCGAAAGCTACCTTAACTCTATCTGTAACTGCAAGCTTATCTTCCTCTGTTAACTCCAATCTAAAGATAAACATTCTATATTCTTCCTTAACTCTAGGATCGTAGCTAATAAAATCACACCATTTTGCTTCAGCACAAACCATATTTGAAACACACTGCCAATAGTAATTCGGTGCTATCTTTTTAAACTTTTCTGCTGTATTAATCATACCGTGCTTAAAATGATTAGCAGATTTAAAAGGACATTTTACTTCTATAATACCTTCTTTAGGAATTAATCCATCTGGAGATCCTCCGTAGTGTTGTCCTACTGGAATAAAGGAAGCTTTATCCACTTTTACTTTTGCTAACTTTTCGTAATGTTCAATAGCTACAGGCTCTAAATCTGTACCCCAAGTTAAAGCAGCACCTGTTGCAGGTTCTGTAACACCTCCGTACAGCTCACATACTTTTTCTAGTAGGTAAGTCTTAGCTGTTTCGGTAAGATCTCCTTTGCCCATAATTTTATAAATTTCTGAGCTAGTAATTCTACCCTTTCTCATCTCAAACCATTCTGCACTTCTTTGTTCTATAATCATAATTGCATTTTCTTTAAAAGTAACTCACCGAAAGTAAGTTGCTTTGCATGATGTAAATATTTTGTCATTTCTTCGAAACCTATATCAGAGGGATCTTTACCTTTAAGTTCTATTAAGTAAACATCCTTACCTAAATCAATCAATTGCTGTGCGTACTTTATAGAGGACTTAAAAGCGTCGTTATCTAAAGCTAGGTAAACAGTTTTAACTTCACTTTGTACGAGCTTCATCATTAAAGCTTCAGGAATAGTCTTACCAAATAAAGGTATTGCATTTCTTTTTAGTGCAATTGCATCAAAAATACCTTCACAGAGTATCACAGGTACTTTCCAATTAATAAAATACTCTAAACCTATTAATTGATTCTTATTACAAGAAGGTGCGTTGTATTTTCTTCCTGGATCTTTTTCAAAGGATCTAGAGATAAAATAATTTAAACGTCCTCGTGCATCGTAAGAAGGTATTACTATCGAGTTTTTATACTTACCTGCCTCACAGTACCCAATATTATACTTTATAATATCGTTCTCTGTAATTCCTCTTTGCTTAAGGTATGCTCTTGCCTGTCTGAAAGTAATATTTGTCGAGCTTTTAGTAAAGGTCTTAAATTCTTTAGGTAACTCTACTACTTCATACTGCTTATCTTCGATATCTCCCTTACCTCCAGGAAAGTATCCTCTCATTTCAGTAATTTGTGCAGCAGATGCTTGAACTTTCTTTAAAAGTGAAACTAAATTTCTACCTTTTGTAGCAGGTTCACAAGTCCAACAATGGTAAAAACCGGTCTTTGGATCAATCTCTAATTTTGGCTTGTGATGCTTACAGAAAGGACAGTGAAATGCATGATTTCCCTTAGTAGAAGGCTTAGATTTGCCTAAAACGCTATGTAAAAGTCCTAAAACTAAACGTGAATTCTCCATTAAAGTAACTCTTTAATGTATAATATAAGGATTTATTCTGAGTCTACCAAATCTTTTCTAAAGAACTTGGCTAGTACATTATCATTATATGATTTATCGGTTAAAAGTACTTCGTTTACACATTGAAAATGTACTTCCCAATAGGTCAATTGCTTCTTATTAAAGCAAAATTTAAGGATTTCTCTACGAAAGCTATCTGTACTTTCTTCTTTAATTTCCTGTAGAATTCCCTTATTAGAACCCCAATAATCTAACCAATTCGACTCAGATGTAACCAGTTTTTTAGTAGGTTTTCTACCTGGTCCGGTCATTTCAGCAAGTTCTTTCTTAGTTAGCTTCTTCTTAACGTTAGAATATAGAGATTTCTTTCCAATATAAAACTTTCCAGTCTTAATATTTGTGATTTTATACACAAATCCAATGCAATTTTCAGGGAATTTATCGACAGAACCGTACTCTTCGATCTGTCCTTCTTTGTACGTAAACCATATTTTTGACATAAACTTCGGGTTTTTAGCTATCCCATCTTACGATAAATGTGATATCTGTATTATCTGGAATTGGATAAGGTGTTGCAAGTTTTCCTACTACTAGTAATTCGTTAGATTCATTGTAAAGTCCGATAGTAGTCACATAAGGATTAAAAGCAGATCCTGTTAAATTATCAGCAATAGTACCGTCTGTTATAATTCCTACAGATGCAGATACACCTTGAGGTGAATAGAACGGTAAAGCTGCAGAGCCAGTAATTGTAGAGATATACTTAAATGCTGTAGGATTTTGAGAATAATTAAAATCGTTTTCAAGTACTCTACACTTAACTTCATTAACGTAAATTGTTGTTTCTGCAGTAAGACCAAGGTTGTAAGGAACGACTGCGGTAGAAGGGGGTATTGGACCAGGTGTTGGAGTAGGCGTTGGTGTTAAAGTTGGAGTAGGTGTAGGAGAGGCTGTCGGCGTAGGAGTAGGAGAAGCTGTTGGAGTAGGCGTAGGATCTATAGAAGAGCTTATAATAAGCTTATCTCCAGTTTCCTGTAATATATAGGAGCCGTTTTCTTGAAGTAAAAAGTAATTCGCCATGGTAATAAATAGTTCTTTCCTTATTTTCTAAAGTAGTAACCGTCTAGATAGAGTCTATCTAATTGAGTCTCATCAAAAACTTTAAAAGCGTCTTTATAAGTGGATAAGATAGGTTTTCCGTCTACATTAAATGATGTATTAACTAGTACACCAATACCTGTTTTTTCTTTAAATAAGGTTAATAAGTCATAGAT